TAACTGATTCAAATGACATCTATGTTATTAACATTAATAGAAGCCGTTATAGAGAGAAGATGGATGCTGGTAACTGGTCATTAACATTGTCTGGTTCAAACGGAGTATTCCACTTTATTGATAATAGTGGTAAGAAATTTGGAGATGATTTAGGTTTAAGTGGTAGAGTATTTAAAGTTGTTTCTGGTTCATTAGAAATTGGAACTGAAAATGAAGCAACTATTAATAGAACAACTGATGCAACAACTGGGTTAGGATATGGTTTATTTTATCCTGATAGAGGTATTATTGTATTGAATCCAAAAGCAATTGGACAGACTGTTGGAGATATCCCTACATCTAAAATTTATACATCCGAAGGTGCATATACTGTTAGTGGTAGTTTAAGTGGTTCTTTATTAAGAACATCTGAACAATTTAATCACCATAGATTACTTAAATCTATTGAAGGTGGTATTGATTTTGAAGCTCGTAGAACTGAAAACATTTCTACTCAACATTTCTTTGTTAGAGCAACAAATAGAGAATATAACTATTCAAACAACCCTACTTATGTAGATGCTAATGGATATTTTGTTGAAGGAACGTTTGAGACAGACCCACAAACATATATCACAACGATAGGACTTTATAATGATGCAAATGAATTAATTTCAGTAGCTAAGACTTCACAACCAATTGTTAAATCATTTGATAAGGAAGTTTTAATTAAAGTTAAATTATCATTCTAAATTATAAAATAAAATAATATGATAACCCCCTTCAATGGGGGTTTTTCATTTAACGAATATTTATATAAAATAGGAAGCTTAAAATGATTAAAGAAATCCCAAAATCAGATGTTATTGTTAGACCTTTTAAGGTTTACAAAGAATGGACATTAGACGAAAATGATATATCTCCTGTATTTGGGATAGATGGCTCGGGTACGTTTATAGATTTAGATACGGAAATAAAAAGTAATGGATTTAATAAAAAAGTATTATATGCATCTATTAAATCTCAATTTTATACAAACGCATCAACTGCTTCTATATTAACTGAAGTAGGTCTTAGAAAATCATACGCTTCAACTGATGAAAGAGTTTTAGAAAATGAAATAGCAGTATTTTCAATTCCTCAACAATATTATGGTGAAGGTATAAAAATAGGTACATTTACAATTGAGGATGAAACTTTAGGGAGAGTATATGAGGATGATGGCCACTCTAATCTTATAGATTCTGGTAGTAATATAAAAGGAAACATATTTTATGATATGGGACTTGTAGTTTTAACTAAAGATATAGTTAGTGGTTCGGTATTAAATAATTATACTTTACAATTTCGTTCTACTAAAACAATCTATGAGAATGAAATATTCCTATCGGTATTAGAAAACGAATTTAATTATTCGCAAAACCCATCGGCAGTATATGAAGATGGTGGTAGTAAAATATCACATGTTATTAATAGACCTGGCGCAACTAATAACGATACAGAGACAGTTAGTACTTCTTTTTATGAGTCTGGAATAAAATGGGTAAGAAACAAAAAATATCCATTTGTGTCTACATTGGATAATACTAAACATGGTAGTTTTGATGATTATCTTTATAGTGGTTCTGTAGACCCAACTGGTTCTTATTTAGCTCCTTATATAACTACAATAGGTTTATATGATGATGAACTAAATATGGTTGCTGTAGCTAAATTACCACAACCAATTAAATCATTACCTGACTATCCATTGAACTTTATAGTAAGATTTGATACTTAAACAAAATAACGTTATATTTATTAGTACAAAATAACAAATAGATGAACAGTAACTTATACGATATGTTAATAAACCAACCACCAGCTAATTCAAAAGCTAATCTTGGTGGAATTGACAAAACTCCAATAGATTCGGACAAAGACCCATTTAAAGGTTCTAAAGATTTAGCAAAAGATGAAAAAGCTTTAACAAAATCAAGAGGTGGAGAATTGGGTTCTTTCACAAACCCACCTACTGGATATAAAGCACCTGGCTACTCAAACGGAGATAAAGAGTATAGTAAACTCTTTAACTCTAGAACAAAGAAGTAATAAATGAGTTGGAAGTTTAATGGAAATATTGTTACAGAGGAAAACACACCGGAAGGTGCGGTTGGGTTTGTCTATAAAATGATACACATACCAACCGGTAGATTTTATATAGGGAAGAAATCCCTAAATCAGGTTCGAAGATTGAAGCCCCTTAAGGGCAAGACTAGAAAGAGAGTTGTTAGAAGTGCTTCCGATTGGGAGAAATACTATTCATCAAACGAATGGATTAAATCCGAAGTAAAAGAGGGTAGAGCTGGTGATTTTGAAAGAGAAATCATTCAGTTTTGCTTTTCAAAGAAATCCTTATCATATTACGAAATTAAATGGCAGTTTCATTACGATGTACTTGCCAACGAACAAGCAATAAACGAAAACCTTATGGGAAAATTCTTCCGTAGGGATATAATAAACCAATAGTTATGACAATACCTGAAATCGCACACAAGTACGGAATCTCCGAAGCTTACTTAAACGCAAAAGATGATGCACTTCAAATAGCAGCTGCATCTTTAATAGACCTTAAAGGAATGTTGGAAGCAAACCAACCAAAACCTCCAATTATAGCAAAAATGCAGTTTTTGGCTGATTTTCTTTACGATGTGAAGAATTCTAACCATTAATTTGGTAAATTCCCAAAAAAGTTGTATATTTGTATAGAATATACTAATAATGGTATCTGGGAAGAATAAACTAACGGTCATTAACATTTTAGACACCACATTGGGTGTAGGTTCATCCTTAAAGGGAAATGAGCAGGCTCACCATTGTCCATTTTGTAATCACCACAAAAAGAAACTTCAAGTAAACTTAGATACTCAAAGATGGCATTGTTGGGTATGTGATTCTAAAGGTAGAAGTATCCAATCCCTCCTTCGCAAACTCAATGTAGATATAAGAGACCTGAATAGGTTAAAAGATATCTATGGTGAGGATGATTATACATTAGTTGAGAAAGATGAGTATGTAGCTAAGTTACAATTGCCATCAGAATTCAAACAATTACACTTCAAACCAAATGGATTCCAACCTGAATACAATCAAGCTATTAACTACCTTAAAGAAAGAGGAATTACCCAAGCTGATATCGTTAAATACAACATCGGATATTGTTCTGATGGATTATACTTTGGTAGAATCATTGTACCTTCGTATGATGAGAATGGTGACTTAAATTACTTCGTAGCTCGTTCATATTATAAAGAGGAGAGAATGAAGTATAAGAATCCGCCGGTTAATAGAGATGTAATTGTGTTTGATAATCAAATCAATTGGAATGAACCCATTACTTTATGTGAGGGCGTATTTGATTCATTCTCAATTAAAAGAAATTGTATTCCTTTGCTTGGTAAGTTCTTATTGAGTAAATTAAAGAATAAGATTATAGAGAAAGGTGTTAAGGAAGTAACTATTATGTTAGATTCAGATGCTATTGCAGATTCAACTAAACATACTGATTACTTTTTAAAGAACGGAATTAAAGTTCGCAACATTATACCAACTGATAAGGATGCTGGTGAAATGGGATTTAAAAAAGTAAACGAACTCCTAAAGGGAGCAAAACAAACTGGATGGGATGACTTAGTTCTATCCAAACTAAATAATATATGAGGTTAAAGAGAATTTATCACATTGCGGATATACACATTCGTAATATAAAAAGACACAAAGAGTTTAGAGAAGTATTCTACTCAATGTTCGAAGAAATCAAAAAGAGAGGAACGGAAGATTCTATTATCTACTTAGCTGGAGATATCGCTCATGCTAAATTGGAAATGAGTCCCGAATTAGTAAGTGAGATTAGCTGGTTGTTTACGGAATGTAACAAACTATGTCCTACTATTGTAATAGCTGGTAATCACGATTGTAATATGAACAATTCGGACAGATTAGATGTACTTACTCCAATCGTTGATGCATTGAAGTTACCAAACCTAACGTATTTAAAAGATACGCAAGTTTACGGAATCGGAGATGTTGATTTTGCAGTATTTAGTATATTTGATAACAAAGATAATTGGCCTAAAGCTGATACTCTATTTGGAAACAAAAAGATTGCTTTATTCCACGGGCCTGTTGATAACTCTACAACCGATGTAGGGTATGTGGTTAGTAGTAGACACTTCACAACTGAAATATTTGATGGATATGATTTAGCCCTCTTAGGAGATATACATAAAAGACAAGAGATGATATCACCAAGCGGATGTAAGGTGGTATATGCCGGCTCTTTGGTACAACAAAACTTCGGTGAGACATTAGATAAGCACGGATTCTTAGTTTGGGATTTGGATACAATGACCTATGAGGAAGTTGATATCCAAAACGATTATGGTTATTACACTTTGGATGTTGATGGCGGTATTGTGCCGGATGTAACTGATATGCCCTTATACCCTCGTTTAAGAGTGAGGATAACTAATACGGATACCGCAGATACTAAGAGAATGATGGCTGATATTACGGCAAAGTATGGTGTGGAGGACTTTACAATCATAAGAACGGATACATTCAATAAGAAGAAAACCAACGATAGAGAAGCAAGGTTGGAAGTAGATAGTATAGCTGATATAAACCATCAAAACTCTTTAATAGGTGAGTATATTGAACGTATGATGCCATTTGTGACAAAGGAGGACTTAGCTGGAATAGAGAAAATAAATCGTGACATTAATAGTAGAATACAACCATCAGAACTACAAAGAAACATAAGCTGGAAACCAATTAAGTTTGATTTCAGTAATATGTTCTCATACGGAGAGAGAAACGTAATCAACTTCGATAAGGTAACTGGATTGATGGGATTATTCGCACCAAATGCACAGGGTAAATCATCCCTATTTGATGCAATCTCATTTTGCCTATTCGATAAGTGTAGTAGAGCTTACAAAGCATCTGCTATTATGAACAATCGTAAATCTGATTTTCATTGTCAATTAGAATTCTCCGTAGATGGAGTTGTATATGGTATTCGTAGAGAAGGAAGAACAATTAATAAGGGAAAGAACGTAAAAGTGGATGTTGATTTTTGGAGAGAGGGAGATAGTGGTAGGGAATCACTTAACGGAACGGAGAGAAGGGATACCAACCAAAACATTGAAACCTATGTGGGAAGATATGAGGATTTCATTATGACTGCCCTTTCACTACAAGCTAACAACGCCCTATTCATTGATAAATCACAATCCGAAAGGAAAGACTTGATGGCTCAGTTTATGGGACTTGATATATTTGATAAGCTGTATGATACTGCTACCAACGATATCAAAGATGTGAATGCACTTATCAGAAATTTCAGAAGAACCGACTTCACTTCGGAATTAGCCCAAAAAGAAAACGACTTGAATTCAAAGAGAGAGGAGTATGATAGTTTAGATTCGGAGAAGTTAGAATTAGAAACTCGTAAGGGTGAGATGGAAGAACAAATCGTAACACTATCTCAACAAATCGTTCCAATTCAAGGTAACTTAGATATTAATTCTCTAAACGCAAAAGCACAAAAGATTGTTGATGATTTGAAGACTTGGGGTGATAGTAAATCTGATAAAACAATAAAACATACGGAATCCAAAGAGTTAGTTAGAGAAGCCAAAGAAATGGTTGATTCTAAAGTTACTATAAACGGAACTGATATTGGTGAAGCACAAATACAATTGAATTTAGTTAAAGGACAAATTAGAGATACCTTACATCAGATTGAATTATTAGAAAGTGCTATTGAACATAACAAAGAGAAGTTATCACATTTAGCAGAGCATGAGTATGACCCTAATTGTAACTTTTGTATGAACAATGTATTCGTAAAGGATGCAAAGGAAACCGAAACTAAATTAGAACAACAGGGTAATCAATTAGAAATCCTAAACATTTTACATGGTGCTCTTATAAACCAATTGGGAGATTTAGCTGGAGTTGAAGACCAATTCCGTCAATGGAAACAATGGACTGATGAACACAAAAGATTAATAGTAGTAACAGAACGTTTAGATACTGATATTAAAACTTGCGATACTAAGGTTGAATTATTACAACATCAAAAAGAAACTGTATCCGCTGATATTAATAGATATTTTGAAAACGAAGGAACTATTATACGAAACGAAGCATTAGATATTCAAATTCAAAATGTTCGTAGATTAAAGCAAGGAGTTGAAAAGCAAATATCCGATGTAAACAAACTTATGTTGAAATTAATGTCAGAGGTAGGTGCAACAAAAACGTACATTGATAATATGGTAGCTAAGATGGAAGAAGTAAAAGAATTGGAAAGTAAAAACCAATTATATACATTCTACTTAGATGCAGTTAAGAAAGATGGTGTACCTTATGAGTTAATATCTAAAGCACTTCCAGCAATTGAAAATGAAGTGAATAATATATTAGGGCAAGTAGTAGACTTCTCAATATCAATGGATACTGATGGAAAGAACATTAACGCTAGAATCGTTTACGAAGACCAGGAATGGGCTTTAGAGATGTGTAGTGGTATGGAGAAGTTCATATCGGGATTAGCGATTAGAGTGGCTCTAATTAACATATGCAACCTGCCTAGACCTAACTTCTTAGTAATCGATGAAGTGTTTGGAACATTAGATGCAGATAACCTATCATCACTATTTATGATGATGCAATATCTTAAAACTCAATTTGATTTCATTTGGGTTATTTCTCACTTAGAACAAATGAGAGATATTGTAGATGGACTTATTGAAATTAAAAAAATAGATGGTTTTAGTAAGATTAACTTCTAACCACCGGTAATACATTTTTAGGTGTGGTCTTATTAAAAGACTGCACCTTTTCTTTTATAAGGGTTTCTACTAACCCATTTATTTTATATCCTTTCTCTTTACAAAATTCTTTAAGCATTTGATGTATCTCACCATCAATTTGTATCATTGCGTACTTTTTCATAACTTTCTTTAGTTTTCTTTAGTTTTCTATATATAATTATAATGATAAAAAATATTAAGAATATTTATCAATAAGAATAATAGAAACCCACATGGCAAGAATCAAAAAATATGCGGATAATTTAACGCAAAACTTAACTTACTTTCAAACATATTTAGTAGATACTAATCCAAATTCAACATATTTTAGAATTACTGAATTTAAGGAATCATTTACTGGGGGTAAGAATGGATTTCTAATTGAAGGCTCTGAACATTTAAAAGAGAGTACTGATATAAAAATAGAAATATTAGATGTTGAGGGTAATCCAATTTATTTTGAACCAGGTAACGGTGTTCCTGAATACTATGAGGGATTATCAAAAGTTGTTGCTGTTTACATATACGAAGATACTCCAATTGGTAATGCAAAAATTACGGTATTAGGAGAATTAAAAACATATATAGATACCGATGGAGTCGTACAACCAATCCCAGACGAATGGGCTGGTATTTATAATCTTAAATGGGAGAGAGATTTTAACGTTAATAGATTACTTTCAAATGAAGATAAAGTAAGATTTTATGTAAGACCACAAGTGAGTATTACTGAAATAGTTAAACCAATATTTTCAAATGTAGTTACAACAAAAACTCAAACAGGTTCAATAAGTGGTATATCTCAAGCACCAAGAGAAGGTCAATCTTTAACAAATTACACATCACCAACTTCATACCTTTTAACAACAAATGATAATACTTTTTGGACAGCATCTGTTGTTGGTACATATTTAACATTTGATGATATTTCTTATAATCCATTAGTAACAAATATTATTAATAGTAGAGAAGTCATCATTCAACCACCATATACAATAGATAATGGATTGGTTTCAAATTTGACAGAAGTAGGATATACTGCATCATTTAATTATATTGAAGGTATTGATAATTTAAAAACTGCACTAACTGGTTCTTTTGCAAAAATAACATTAAGTGATTTAACTACATTTGTTGGAGATTGTGCAAGAGTTAAAATATTTAGAAAATCAACAGCAGATTTATCTGATTTTCAGTTTGTACAAGAAATACAATTAGAATCAAATGAAATTTTAGTTGATTTAGAATCTACTACAAAGAATCAAGAAAACTATGGTTTATTTGATAATACAAATTTTAAATCATATTGGATAACATCTTCAAATAATTTAGTAACAACATTTAACCAAACATTTTTATACAATTCAGTTAAATTAAATAATACTATTGGTGTTGAAAAATTCTTTACATCAAAATCTTTTTATATAAATGAAGGAATTGAATATAGTTTAAATTTTAATGTTAAAAAAGAATCAGTTGGTAATACTAATAATTATATTGAAGCATACCTAAGTGGTTCTAAGCAAACAACAATAAATGGTTTATTAACTACTGTACAAGTAAAACAAAGTATAGTAAAATTAGAAACTCAAAATTCTTTACTTCAAAAACAAAATATTACCAATAATATAAAAGCAGAAAAAATTGATAACGCTAAATTATATTTTGATATAAAGGGAAGTGATTGGTATGTAGCAGATATTAGTTTAAAAGCATCGCAAGAAACGGCATTCTCTCCCGATGAAATTACATTTGTACAACCAGTACCAAGAAGCTTACCTGCAGAAACGTTTGTATATCGTTTTGAATTTTATGATATAAATAACAATTATATTCCTGTATTAGTTGAAAAAACAAAAACTTTTAATGGAGGTAATTTACAAACAATTAGAAAACAACTCAAATTAGTGCCATCATCAGCTGGATTTCAATTTGATTCTGGTTCTAACCCAGTACCACCTACGGTGATTACAATAGATGAACAAAAAACTTTATTAACAGGTTCAGTACACTATACATCTCAATCTTTTGATTTCTTTGGTAATTCGTTATCTTCATCTCAATATACACAATCTATTTACCAACAACCAATACCACTTTATTCTGGGAGTGGACAATATCCTGGCGTATTAAACGGAATTGGAACTGGTACTGTTTTTATGACTGTTGGTAATTTTACTGGTTCTCGTAGTGATATAAATGTTCAGCTAGTAAGATTAACTGGTGAGTGTGAGGGATTTACTGATACAATTAATATATATAAAATATTAGATGGATTTGGTGGCGTGAATCATATCATTAGACCTTATAGAGGAACTCAAATTAGAAATAGTAGTACCGCATCTTTGGAAGTTCAAGCAGTAAGAATAGATGGTATTAATGATATTATATTAAGTAAACAATCTTATAAAAACTTTTCAGATATACAATTACATATACTGAAAACTGCATCAGCTGATTATTCAACTCCTGAAAAATTTGTAAACTTATCTTATGTTACATCTAGTAATTATATTAAAGGTTTAATTACCGGTTCTTTGGGTAGTAAACAAATTGATTATAATGCTATTTTTAATAGAGATTCAATTGACTTTAGACGAATTATTTATTTAATGCCATCTAGCTCAGCAGCATCTGGACCGGCATACGCAGTTTCATCATCTGTGTTAGCATCAATTATATTAGAAGATTTACAGGATGGATTAGATAGTGGTGTTGTTGCATATAACGCAGATTCATTTGTAATAAATCCAAGAACTGAAACTGCATTTAGACCTTCATTTGGATTTGCAACTGCATCGTTTAGTATAAGAGGAACTGCTGGTGGAAATGAATATGTAACATCATCTTTTCAGATATACCCATCAATGTCAATTAACAAAGATTGGGTGCCTGAATATTGGATGTACTATCATACACAAAGTTTACATCCAACATTAACGGTTGTTGCAAAAGATGATAATAAAAATATAATCCCATCACAAATAGTAAATGGAAATGTAAGAAGTCCATTAAATCAAACTAAAAATTTAACATTAACATTTACTTATACTGAACCTTGGACATCTGCATCGGTTAGTTTAGATAAGACATTCACAATTATACCAGACGGAAAACCTGGAGATGAGACAATTATATTTGAAGTAAATCCAATAGCAGTAACATTGGGAGCAAATTCAAGAGGTATAGTTAATGATTATAGACCTTCTATTACTGATATAAAATTAAAACAGGGTTCTAGATATCTTGCATTTAGTTCAAGTGCTGGTGTATTGGATAATTTAAATACACATGGTACTTTTTATATAGCAACCGCTTCTATAATTGAAAAAAATGTTAAAGCGGGTAATGTACAATTTACTTCATCATTTGGAGTACCATATACTTCATCTTTAATAGTAAGTTCATCATATAATTTTACACAATTAAGTGGTAGTATTGAATACCCATTAATAATCCATCCATATTATACATCATCAATTTATACCGCTAGTGTAGTTGTAAATTATACAAAAGTATTGGAAGGAGCACCACCTATACAAATATTAATAACACCAACTGCAGTTACATTAGCTGCTGATGAAGTTGGTTATGTAACTCCAATTGGATATTCGCCAGCAAATACAACATTACAAGTTAAAGAAGGAGATGATTTTCTTACATTCACAACACGTTCAATAGCCCCTGGTACTTGGAGAATAAATTCAATAGAAACTAGAGGAGGTTCTTTTTGGAATATACAAACTGGTTCTTTATCATCATCTTCATTAAGTACCGCAACTATAAATTATAATAGATTTGACCACCCATATGTTTCAGCAAGTGCACTTTATACAATTCAAGTATATCCATTTGCTTTAGGAGCTGGGCATTCATATACTTCATCTATTTTTACTCGTACTCAAACATTTACAAAAAATATAACACCACCAAAAGCTCGTAGTATTGATTTTAAAGCTTCTTCATATACAGTAAACTACGATAGAAATGGTGTACCATCAATAGCATCACAATCACCAATTGTATTATCAGCAACGGCATTTAATACAACCGCATCAGCTGATAAGGTATATATTGTAATATCCGAAATTGCGCAGGATGGTTCTGAAAGTGGAGAATCTGCACCAATAGCTGGTGATAGTGGTACAAACCCCGTAACATTTACATTACCAGATGTAAACTATGCAGATGTAGGGCCAGAAACAATAAAAACATTCAAAGTTAAAATTACAGATGGTAATCCATATACATCACCAACATCAAATCCATATAGAGCAGAAGCTCAATTAACAATAAGTGGTGTAAAAGCTGGAGCTGATTCATATAAATTAGTAGCATCAAACGAAAATACCACAATAACAGCAGATTTGTGGACAACACAATTTACAGGTTCTGGTATGAAAATTACCACATTTAATGGAGTTCAACAATTAATAAATGCAAATCCATTACCCCTACCAACTAACCCAAGTGATTTTAATTATCAGGGTGACCCAATTGGAGTATTAGGATATTCATCTGCATCTATATTTTCAAAATCAAATTGGATTAATACGGCAATTACTAAACCTGTATTTCCATCATCAAATCCCGCTGAAATTGGAAACATAACTACATGGACTTCGCCAGCTACAAATACATCTGGACAAATAGTTTATAGAGTAGATTTTGAAGGAGATTCATCTACAACAAATACATTAATAAGACCTTTAGCTAGACAAACTCAATTTGTAACTCAATCAATATCAGTACAATTTACACCGCCAGCTCCGTATGATGTTAAAATGACAAATGAAAACTCATCTGTAGTTTATAAAGTAGCTGGTAGTTTATCATTTACAGGAACGGGTACAATAATTAGAGCTTATAGAGGTAGTACTGAATTAGTAAACACAAATCCACTACCAGCAACCGATACTGATGCATATGGTACTACGGGATTATCAAAAGATAAGTGTAGAATAACTGTACAATCATATTCATCGGGTATAATTACTTTAGGTGGTAGCTTAGGCGCAAGTAGTTTTGTTACTGGTACTCCAGCAACAATGCCAAATATAGCAGGATGGGTCAATCCAACTGCAAATCCAACTGCGGAAATTGTATATAAAATTGAATGTGAAGGAAGACAAATTTTTTATAAAACTCAATCCCTATCAATTCAATATGAAGGTAATGTAGGTCCTGGTCTTGTTATGAGAGGTGAGTGGGATGCTACTAAAGATTATTATGGTTCGGTTGAAAATATAAATGATAGATTGGATGTTGTAACATATCAAGCCACTTCAGATGATACAAAATATTATGCGGCAATTAGTGGTTCTGGTCCAAATACTTATGTAAACCCAACCACATCAACTTTTTATAGAGGCGCATCTCCGGGTGCTGGTTTCAACTCAATTGGAGCTCAGGCGCCAACACCAGCTACAACTCAAGTACCTCCTGTTGCATATTGGAGATATTTGGGAACGCAAGATTTCTTTGTGGCAGCTAAGTTGGCAATATTTGAAAAATCATATGTTAAGAATTCTATTAATGTTGGTACTAAAGATATTAATGGTGATTTTGCTAACATTGTAATAAATGGAGGAAGAACTGACCCATATATTGCATTAGGACAAGTTGGTAGTACTGCAGGAACTGCAGGAACTGCTGGTACATCAATTACTGGTACTGGTATTATTGGATATGATAGACCTGGTATATTTTTAGGAATATATGAAAACGGAACATCTGGAACAACTGGTAGATTCTCAATAAAAACAACTTCTACTTCTGGTAAGGGAATGTCTTGGGATGGTGAT